ATGACGGGCTCGGTGGGCTGAGTCACGTTCATGATCTTAGCGATCTTATCCGTCTTAGCGGTACGGGTCTTGCGGTAGCCGTTCTTGGGGATGCCACGGGGCATGTCAGTGTCCTTTGTAAGTGTATAGTCAGACCTTAACCCATTTTGGGATTAAAGTCAACGGTTATCTTCGAGGGTGGAGAGGTATTCTTCGTACTCCGCCAGATCGGCGGCAGTCGGCTCGTAAGCCTCCTCGCAGGAGACCTCGAGGTCGAAATCGTCGGGGTAGGTCATGAGCACCTCATTCATCATAGGTCCCTTATACCACCGATCGCTTTAAAAGTCAACCAAACAAAATCAATGGGTTAGCCAGGTTGATATCCTAACCCATTGAAATCCTTATAAAAACTTTTTTCGGTCGTCCAAAACTTTTTTCAGCCCACCTCGAGGTCGAGCCCTTCTCGAGGTACTAAGATGGTAAAACCTAATCTTTTCAATGGGTTAGCCGTTTTATAAAAGTCAATGATATCAATGGGTTAGGTGCTCACGACGTTTCTCGGCGACCTAAGCCACTGTGGATGGGTTATCCTACCGCTAGGATCGCTTAGGACGATCAGGGACGTTTTTAGCACCTATCCCATTGATATCATTAGGGCTCAAACTTTTTTGAAAAAAATGCAGATTTTTTCCTCAATGATATCAATGACTTAAGCCTAACCCATTGACAAAGCAGGGGTTTACTTTTATCTCATATGGGGTTATAAGGTACATATGATGAATGAGGAACTGAACATGACCAACCTCCCCACCTACCTGCCCAACCGCACGGACATCCGCATCTCCGCCGAAGGCGACTACTACGACGGCAAGTTCACCATCGAGGTGGAGTCCTACTGGAACATGTCGGAGAAGTCCTGGGCTATGCCCGCCTGGGAGGAAATGGGCTACCCCGACCTCCACCACCACTTCGACTCGGTCGAGGAGGCGCTGGCTGCCCTCCGGGCGGATTATCTGATCGACTGACTTTCCCTATTGACTTTAATCTCAGATTAAGATATAAGTTAAGTCATACCAACGACACCAACGAAAGGCCTACCATGACCGTGTTCTCCGGCGACAAGACCAAGACCAACGTGACCGTGGCGTCCGATGGGCGCTACCACACTTCCAGGGACAAGTACCGCAAGGGTGACCTGCGGAAGACCAACCTCGAGGAGTTCGGCACCACCTCGTTCGGCACCGATGGGTACTACGATGGCGCCCCCGGCCGCAAGAAGCGCAAGAAGTGGAACCGGACGGAAAAGCCGTCTTATCTCGACTGAGGGGTTGACTTTAATCTCAGATTAGGTTATAGGTTAAGTTATAACAAGGAGACTACCGATATGGATATCTCGACCGTTCTGTCCCGCATGTACGCCTTCGCCAAGACCACCAAGGACGATGTGGTCTCCAATGAGGTTGCTCGAGTCGCTGACCGTCTGGCTCACCAGGGTCCGTTTGAGGCTCAGCTGACCAACGCTGAGATGACTGTCATTGCCCGCTTTGTCGGTTCATAAAACCTATTGACATTTACCCCAGACTTGATATAATGGTTCATGACCGAATAAGGATGGTATAAGGTAATGAATAAAGTCGAGAATCAAGTCAGGAATCAAGTCTTGGATCAAGTCTGGAACAAAGGCTGGAATCAAGTCTTGGATCAAGTCAGGAATCAAGTCTTGGATCAAGTCTGGGATCAAGGTAAGAATCAAGTCTGGGTTCAAGTCAGGAATCAAGTCTGGGATCAAGTCTGGGATCAAGAATGATGTATCTGGTAAGTTTTACTAACTTTGGTTATACTAAAGACTTTGACTCTAAGGAAAAAGCTCTTATCTATATGGAAAGAGCTTGTCTTGAGTCTGTTCTTATGACTGAGAAGGGTGAAGTTCTTGGTGGATTCTCTCCCATCTCTGGTTACAAAAAAATGGTTGACTTTAATCTGACTTGATATAAAATCCGACTATCAACACAAAAGAGGAAGACAATGGCTCACAATATCGAAATGATCAACGGTAAGGCTCAGATGGCATATGCTGGTGCTAAGCCTTGGCACGGTCTTGGCACGGAAGTTCCTGCCGACCTGACTCCCGTCCAGATGCTTGAGGCTGCAGGTCTCAACTGGGAGGTGGAGAAGATCAAGGCTTATGCTAAGGTTGGTGGTAAGAACATCGACGTTGGTCGCTCTGCTCTTGTTCGTAAGATGGACAATAAGATCCTGGATATCGTGTCGAACGACTGGAATCCGGTGCAGAACTCTGAGGCGTTTGAGTTCTTCAACGACTTCATCGCCGAGGGTGACATGGAAATGCACACCGCCGGCTCTCTGGCCGATGGTCAGATTGTCTGGGCTCTGGCAAAGGTTAAGGACGGGTTCGACCTGTTCGGTGGTGATGAAGTCGAGTCCTACCTGCACTTCACCAACTTCCACAAGTACGGCTTCTCCACCGACGTTCGGTTCACTCCGATCCGTGTGGTCTGCAACAATACTCTTACGCTCTCTCTTAACACCAAGGTAGAGCGCTTTGTCAAGATCAGCCATCGCCGTGAGTTCAATGGTGATAACGTGAAGCTGATGCTTGGTATTGCCCAGGAGAAGCTTGCCAAGTACAAGGAAATGGCAGCATTCCTTGGCACCAAGCGCTACACCAACGAGAACATGGTTGACTACTTCAAGCGTGTGTTCCCGGTTGCTGGTGGTCCTGATGCTAAGAAGGAACTGAGCAAGAACGCTAAGGTTGCTCTGTCCGTGGTCGATACTCAGCCTGGTGCTGACTTTGCCCGTGGTTCTTTCTGGCAGCTGTTTAACACGGTGACCTATACCGCCGATCATCTTCTTGGTCGTACTCAGGATTCTCGACTGCAGTCTGCTTGGTACGGCAATGGTCGTAACATGAAGACCAAGGCTCTGGAGACTGCTTTAGAGATGGCAAACGCCTAAAAAATAGGTTGACACAACTTCCACTTTGATATATAACTATACTTACCAAAACACAGAAAGGACTAAAAACATGAAGACTTTTACTCGTATGGCTGCCCAGGGTGACTTCCTCATTCTGCGGATCGAAACTCTTCCTACAAACGTGGAGCGCATTGCTCCCAACGAGCGTAACCATATCGTGGTTGCCCATTCTGAAACTGGTCATGACCACGTGATGGTTGCTGATCGTGTGACTGCCTACAAGACCACTGGTACCAAGGATGTTGACCTCTACGAGATGTTCCTCTCCGTTGAGGCTCCTACGGAAATCAACCACCTTCGTTCCTTTGATACCCACGAGACTCTTCTGGTTCCTCCTGGTAACTACACTGTTCGCCGTCAGCGTGAATATGTTGCCGAGGGCTTCCGTCGGGCTCAGGACTAACTCTTACACCTCTTCAGTCTGTCATTAATATAATCTAGGAGTCTATACTATGAAGAAGATCGACAAGCTTACTCCTGCTCAGGAAGCTATGCTAGAGGTCTATCGTGACAAGTGGATCAAGATCGGTCTGTCCACCGACCGTGTTGATCCTACACAGGCTGAAGAGGCTGTAAAGCTTCTGTATAAGTGCGGTGGTCTTAGCGCACCTGATAAGATCGTGTTTGCCAATGGTCCACTTCATGCCAAGAAGATCCTTGGCGATCGGTCCGTGACTGAGAGCTGTGTGTATGGTTCTCATGAGGCCGCATGGCTTTCCTTCTATGACTTCATGCAGAATGAAGTTGGTATTGACCTTGAAGGTAAGCTTGATGGTCTCTGGGCTGTTGCCAAGACTTGTGGTTGGGTTTCCTGCTATGATACTCTAGCGGTGGTGCAGGATCGCCCAGTCCACATCAAGATGGATGAGGACAACCGACTGCATTCCGAGACTGGTCCTGCCATTCTCTATGCTGATGGGTTTGCCGTCTATGCTTGGCACGGTGTCCGTGTTCCTTCGGAATGGATTGAAAACAAGTCCAGTCTGACTGCTAAGATGGCACTGACCTGGGAAAACATGGAGCAGCGTCGAGCCGCTTGTGAAATCCTTGGTTGGGTTCATATCCTTGATGAACTTAATGCCACTGTGATTGACCAGGATGAGGATCCTCAGATCGGTACCCTTCTGGAGGTTGATATTCCTGACATTGGTCGAGAGAAGTTCCTCAAGGTACTTTGTGGTACGGGTCGAACTTTTGCACTGCCGGTTCCTCCTGATATGCAGACGGCGCTCAGCGCTAACGCCTGGACCTACGATATTGATCCAGATCTTCTTAAGACACTTGAGGTCCGGACCTAAAAAGTCCGGACTACTCTTATGAATCAAGTCAGGATTCAAGTCAGGGATCAAGTCTCGAATCAACTCAGGAATCAAGTCTATGATCAAGTCTATGATCAAGTCTATGATCAAGTCAGGAATCAAGTCAGGAATCAAGTCTATAATCAAGTCTGGGATCAAGTCTGGGATCAAGTCTGGGATCAAGTCTATGAAACCAGTTCGTCGTGAAATAAGTTATGCTGTTTATTCTATGAATGATATGCTTATAAAAAAGAAGATTTATAATGATTTAGAGAATCTTATAAAAATGCGTCTAGATGTTCCTATCACATTTGAGTTATACGATAATATATGGGATACATTTAATATGATTGAACTAAATATGAGGAATAAAAATGGATAATATTCAAATCACACTAGCTTATAATCGCTATAATGAGAATGAAGATCCAAATAGTGATATAGCAGGTGAAAGATATCATCATACATTTACCATTTCTGATGAAGTAACTTATTACTCTATTCTAGAAAAAGTAGAAGTAATGCTTAAGAGTCTTGGTTATGAGTTTGATGGGCATCTAGAGTTTACTGGTCTAGTTGAATCCAAGGATATTGAAAGTGATAATGTGATTCAGCTTCATCCTGAGGAATGAGTATGAATCAAGTCTGGAATCAAGTCTGGAATCAAGTCTTGGATCAAGTCTACAATGAAATATAAACATGTTTCCCACTTAATCAATGATAGATGTAGATTTGCTTCTGATGATATTATAGAAACGTATATGGATTCTACCTTAGAGATTAAATCTAGTACTTTTGTTAAATTATTTAATATTATTATTTTAAATATTCGTGATCCTCTGATTTTTGAATGTAAAAAACAAAGATTGTAGTTGACATAACCAAAGAATGGTGATATGACTTATGTAGAACGTAAACTTCAATCAGTAAAATCTAGTTATTTTGATAAAATAGTCAAAAGAACAGATTCGGATTTTTGCCACCACATATATAGTTCTCTTTCAAACCTAGTTTGGGTTAAAACTAACTATAATCAACTTACCATAGAAGCAGTTAAGGATACTATATAAAATGGCTCGTGCAGCAGCAACACCTAAGTCTCTGAAAGTCAAGAAGCCTGTCAAGGTTAAGACCACTCGTACAGAGCAGTATCTGATTAATCTCAAGTACATGGGTGAAGAACCGATCTTTCCTTCTAATAAGCAGTTAACTGATCAGCAATATAGTTCTGCTTTATCCTGGTATAACTATATGTGTTCCAGGTCTGATGCACGAGAATATCTAGAAACTTATCTAAAGAATACTAATCGACTAGAGGACCTTAAGAAACTTAAATCTGTACCAGATAACAAGTTTATTGAGCATGCCGGATGGATTGCCCGTATGCTTTCCCGTGGTGTCCCTCTTACTAAGCGTTCATATAACCATATGAACCTCAAACTAACTGAGATGCTAAACCATTCCTCGGAACAAGAGGAAAAGTCTGAACCTAAAAAGGTCATTAATATTCAAGATAGGATCAAGGAAAAGGTCTCAAACTTCATTGGTCTCTTTGACGAAGAAATTGATCGTGAGGGTTATACTCTGTCCATGTATGATATGCTTCAGAAGCATGAGATTCCACCAACACTCTCTTCAAAGGTTGCAGAGTACTTCAAGCCTATCTCAGATGAGGCTCAAGAACTTTTTAAGAAAGACTGTGATTCTCAACTGAAAGAAGGATACAATCATCAAGCACTTCAAGTATCTTAAGGAAAGCAAGGACCATAAACTGGTATCTGTCAATCCAGAAAAGATTCTAGGTTGCCAAGAGTTCTGGACATTCAATGTGAAGTATAACACACTTACTGTGTTCTATGCTATTGATCGTGGTGGTCTAGATGTTGACCGTATGACTATTACCAAGTATGATGAAACCAAAACCAAGACATACAAGATCAGTTCCAAAAAAGTCAAGGCAACCATTGAGACTATTCTGACTGGTGGTAAGAGAGTCATTAATAAAGTCCTATCGGAAATTAAAGAGTTCCCAGTGCTACAAAACCGTGTAAGTGAAAATGTCATTCTAATGAGGGTATCATGATTGAACAGGTAAAAAAGACTCCACTAGACCCACCACTGGGTAAAACCACCATGGTCAAAGCACCGTGGGGTACTATGGAGAAAGCTCAAGTATTTGATGTGATTGATATTAGAGACGGTAAAGTACAATATGCTTCAGTACATAAGCCTATTGGCAACTTTAACGTGAGATACTCAGTATTCCGAGTTCAATAAATATACCTTGACTTTTGTGGTATATGGTATATAATGAGTTTATAATATATAAAGGTGAACTATGAAGGTCAAGATCGGACCATATACCAACTATATTGGTCCTTTCCAGATTGCAGAAAAGATTCTGTTCTGGAAAGACAAGAATAAACTTAATCAAGAAAGTCCTGGTGAACTCCACAAGGATTCAGATGATATTCATGCACTGGGTGAACGTCTATCAAAACTTAAATGGTTGATCCGATTCTGTGGTTGGTATAATGCCAGACAAGAACGAAGGATTTCAGTAAAAGTTGATTCCTATGATACTTGGAGTGCCGATCATACTCTTGCTATGATTATTACACCTGTTTTAAAACAACTTAAAGAAAACAAAATGGGTGCACCAAATGTAGATGATGAGGATGTTCCAGAGGAATTACGCTCTACATCGGCACCACCTCTGACAGAAGAAGAAAAGAACTGCGGTACCACTGATGAAAATCATTTCAAGCGGTGGGATTGGGTTCTTGACGAAATGATCTGGACTTTCGAGCAACACTCTTCTGAGTGGGAAGATCAATATTACTCCGGTGAGTCAGATATCCAGTTTGAAAAAATGGAAAATGGTTTCTCTAAACTTGTTCATGGACCTGCTCATACATTTGAAGTAGATCGTGAAGGTATTGAAAAACATAGAAAAAGGATGGATAATGGGCGAATGCTATTTGCAAAGTATTATGAATGTCTATGGGCATGAAAACTAAACCACAACGTGATATCACACTAGGTGCTCTCTGGTTCACCATTAGTCTATACTTTACATTTCCTCTAATGTCTTTACTCATGCAACCATTAGCAGGATTTGTTGGTTTTCTTCAATGTATTCTATTATTTTTCGGTACTCAATTTTTTATTAATAAAACTAAAAAATGTTGGTTTCCAACTGAGGAGAACTCACCCGATGATTCTAGAAAAAATCCATAACTTTAATGTAGAAATTGAAGATATGATTGCAGAGAAAAAGATGGATTATATTGATGCAATCATTCTCTGGTGTGAAGCCAATAAAGTTGAAGTAGAATATGCTGCAGTTATGGTCAAGAATAATATCAACCTACGCTCAAAGGTTCAAGCAGAAGCAGAAGCACTAAACATCATCAAGAAGACCGCTACATTACCAGTATGACGCCGTATGAAGCTTATATAGATTATCTAGCTCTAAAGAGACACTTTACAACCGAGTCATATGACTATCACAAGTATAATGGTAAGGTGGTTGCCAAAAAAGACTCGTTTGAAAAAAGAAAAGATAAATTCTTTTTTGAAAAGATTGCCAGACATAAAGATCCACATAATCTTATTTTATCTGTTATCCTAAACAAGTCTAATGCTTGGGTTCGTGATATATCCTCTGATGAAGGATATAAACTTTATAATGAATGGCTAAAAAAGACGCAAGCTATAACAAGAACTATCGAGAATGATTTATCTCAGTTTCATGATGAGTTTGATTCCAACTTTAAAATAGAAGATAATCAGCATCCATTTATATTAAAACTTTTTCTATCCGAAAAAATAACTTTGGAGACGCTGGTTATATTAACTAATATGGTAGGTTGTCTATCATATTGGGACAAGCATATGTCGTATGACCCGGTGTGGAATGAAGTATATCTTAAGATCAAGAAGTATAGAGGATTTCTACACTACGACAAAGAGAAGATTCGCAAGATTTGTATTGACAAGTTCTCTCTATAGGGTTATAAATACACTTGGGATTACTCCCAAACATACACGACTATACAAATATACAAATATACTATTATATAAGGAATATACAAATGGATTTTTCTGCTCTAAAAAAGACTGCTGGTAAAGGTTCTCTGGAAAAGCTCACACAAGAGCTTCAGAAGCTTAACAGTCAAGGTGAATCTAAGTCTGATAATCGTTTCTGGTATCCCAATGTGGATAAGGCAGGTAATGGTTATGCAGTGATTCGCTTCCTTCCTGCTCCACCAAATGAAGATGTTCCATTCGTGCGAGTCTTTGAACATGGTTTCAAGGGTCCTACCGGTCTATGGTACATCGAGAACTCTCTGACCACTATTGGTCAAACCGATCCAGTTGGTGAACTAAACTCCAAGCTATGGAACTCCACTACAGATGATGAGTCTCCTGCTCGTAAACAAGCACGTGCTCAGAAGCGTAAGCTAACGTTTATTGCTAACATCTATATTGTGACCGATCAAAATAATCCAGAAAATAATGGGACTGTCCGACTATTCAAGTTTGGTAAAAAGATCTTTGATAAGCTAAATGAGGCTATGAATCCTCAGTTTGCCGATGAAGATCCAGTCAATCCATTCTGTCTCTGGACTGGTGCTGCATTCAAGCTCAAGATTCGTAATGTTGAGGGTTACCGCAACTATGATAAGTCTGAGTTTGCTTCTGCTGGACCTCTATTTGATGATGATTCCAAGATGGAGACCATTTGGAAGCAAGAACATTCACTACAGACTTTCCTTGATCCAAGTAACTTCAAGTCCTATGAGGAACTTTCAAAGCGACTAGCAGTTGTTCTTGGCACTGACAAGCCTTCTGCAAATCGTTCTCCTATCAAGAAGGATGAGGATCAAGATCTACCATGGTCTGAACCAAAGCAGGAACGTGAAGTTCAAGAAAAGACTCTTCCATCTAAGA